TTAAAGCTGCCTCAATCCAAGGCTTGCAGCGTGCTAGTTCTTCATTCATCCATGCAACCTCGTAATTGCTATCGTTGAGGCTGGCGCGGCAGGCGCAAATGCAGTTGCCGCTGTTGCGTCAAGAAAGCCATTGGTGTTGTCTACTGCCCACATAGCTTCAAGGTAATCTCCAGCGCTAAGCTCAAATATTGCAGAACGCGAAACAACCAAAACAGACCCGTTTTGATGCAGTGCGTTTTTCATTGTTGACCCAGTAACATCAGAGCCATTGACCCGTGGCCAGAACCAAAAGTTTACAGTTGAGCTTGATGTCGATGCAATCTGCGCAGAAAAGCTAATCATATACTGACCAGCCTCATCAAAAACAATGCGAGAGGCTGGAGTGCCGTTAGCAATACCATCAGCGATGCTGGAGGTGTACGTCAATGCGTACGCTGTGTTTATAGCTACAGCAGTTTGGTCAGTTGTCACTGCCCCAGAGTATTTTCCGTCCTCCAGAACAACTTGCACCCACTCACCGTTCTTTGAGACCACCGGGTAGCCATTCACGTTGTCCCACAACAAGACGCCGTTTTCGGACGCCGAGGAATAAGTCTCCTTGAAGCCGAGCTGGTCCAGAGCGCGCCCAAGGTAGCGCCGCAGGTTCTCGGCCCACTGGCTCAAGTCCATAGTAATAGGTGGCAGCATCCGGCTCATCTTTTGCCGCCGGGGGCAGCGTCAAGCCGCATAATGCCGACGCGCCAATCCGAAGAAGCGTCTCCCGTCACACGCATTCTAATCTGGCGCCCAGTGAACCGAAGGCTTGTTGGGTTAGCCATGTTAAACGGGCCGTAATCACGCTCAGTGTCGGTCGGGTAGAAGCGCGTTTTGAATGTGGCGTTCACGTCGCCCAGTGTCTTCTCGTCTGGGATCATGCCGCGCACCGCCATGACCTGCTCACCGACGCCAATGGAGATCGGCCCAGTTTCAGCAAACGGAGTTTGGGTGCCGTAGTTAAATCCAACCTCCTGCTCGTACAGGGTGCCATCCGCAGCAATCCAAAACGGCTGACGGAATACGCCGCGATCCACGCCGGCGGTGCGATCTATGTCGCCAGTAGTCCATATCTTTTCTGCGTAGTCAAAGCACACATACTTGTCGCATTCAGTGCTGCCTCCGCTGGGGTAGAACCACCATATTTCGTTGAAGCGGCTATTTACTACGGCGTGGACTTTCGACTTCTGGTCGCTGTTTATGTCGCTGAATACATAATCTGCAACGTCGCAGTTCAGAGACTGCACCGCGCCGCCGGAATACACAAAGAACGACCGCTGGCCCATCCACACAACGCCCTCGTCAATTGACGCCGCGGCGTTGGCGGCTACAAGGCCACATGATGTTCCGACCCGCTCAAAGCCGTACACAAAAGGAGGGCCGCTGTATGTGGCTGTGTGAGCGTCTTGATCGGTGAGGATCAGAGACTGTCCGCGTGTGCGCAGCCCATTTAGGATTACGCCGTTAGTTTGGATTTGGATGTCGCCAGCCTCGTTTGTATTGGCCGCCGTCCATGTGTTGTTGTCTTCGCGATCAGACCACGCAACCTTCCGAGGGTCGCCGCCAGCGCCAAACGCAAAAACAAAGCGCTCTTCCGTGACCATCATGCTCGAGCATCCGGTGGGCGCATTCGATAGAACCGCCGCCGGGGTGCTGCTGTTGAGCGTCCACTGGTAAATCTTTCCGTCGTCAGCGGTACAGCCTAGAAGGTACTCGCCCCAGTTTTCGAGGCTCCACGTTGTAGCCCGCAAGATGCTTCCAGTGTCCTCAGACGGCAGGCCGTATTGCCCGCTTCCAAACGTACTGGCGCTGTATCCCGTAAACGCAGTTGCGTCCACGCGACCAGCTGTGAAGCCAGACGGGGTGATGTCGCTGATAGTGTTACTGGAGTTCATCGCGTACAGCTTGTTGTGCGTGCCAAAAGCCACGCGGCGACTATTGGAATTATCCTCCCACGCAATCATTGTGCGCGCCACGCCATTCAGATCGACAGAGCCACGCTGACGCCAGCCGCCAACGGGGCGCAAAGCGCCCTCGTGCCAGCGAATTAGATTTGCGTCACGCCACCGACCCTGAGACTGGTATTCAGTGCCGTTTCTATACTGACCAGCTGGGAGTTTTAGAGGAATTAACGGCATGTGCCTTCTCCTCTTTTAAGGTTTTGCAGGCCAATCCGCGGATGCCAGATTAGGCCAGTTGGAGTGATCTGTAATGTCACGCAAAGCCTGACGATACGTTGTCATAGCAGCGTCCATTGTCACATCAGTCAATGCAAAGTAATCAGTATCAGCCAGCAAGTTATCACGCTTACTGCGATTAGATGCAGCAGCCTCATCGTCCCACGCCTGTGTCTCCTCAGCAGTCTTGCTTGATGTAGTCCAGCCAAGGGTCCACGCACCGTCGACCAAAGAGGGTGTACTTGCTTGCTCTGCCTTCTGAACACGGTCATCAATACTAGGCATATCAACAAACGTCACTGGAAGTATGCCATAGCTCTCAAGCATAGCATTGGGTATCTGCTTGGGGAAGGAGGTGTTAGGGTTGTCACGGCGCAGTTGCCCTACGTTGTAGGGATATGTGTCTACACTACCGCTTGTGATTTTAACGTGCATTTTGGGTCTCCTTTAGAGTGAAACGGGGCTTGTATATTGCACTTGTGGGGCAGTGCTGACCGCAAGGCTGGGGGAGGAGTCAATGTTGATGCTGGGGGTGACTGTGCTGAAACCATTATTGCCAACAGACAGCGTTATATTTGATAGCGTCAATCCTGTGTAATTCTGATATGTGTAGTCTCCAAATGTTCCTAAACCACTTCCGTCTCCACGAACTTTGGTGACATGGATACCGCTCTGCCCATAAGCGTTGGTATCACCAGAAAATATAATGTCATCGTTTGCGGTTGTATTAATACTCAGCGCCCGAAAGTTCTTTGCTCCATTAAAAGCCCTAAGCTCTCTTTGGAAGACGATGCTGCCGCTGCTATCAATCTTAACAAAAATAGCAGTCCCGTCATAGATAGTAGCAATAATATCCCCATTGCTATCAATCGTAAAATCTCTGGCGGTGACACCAGAACCGAAATATCTAGTCCATTGTGGTGACAGAGAGTTATTAAACTTAGCCAAATAGAACCCGCTGCTAAAACCACCACCTCCTTGACTACGCCACATTGCATATACATTGCCACTAGGGTCTATCTGAACACGAGTAGGGAAGTCACCATAAGCTGCCCCAAACGTAATTTGACCTGTGTGGGTTCCAGATGAATTAAACTTGTCCAAAGAAAACTGAGCTTCTCCACTAATATTAACACCACCAGTGAAGGAATAACCTCGGCTTCCTGTAAATATATTACCGCTACTGTCTACGGCCACAGTCCCAATTTCCCAATCGGTAGTGCCGTTTCTGAATAGTTTTACGAAACTCCTACTGCCCGAACTTGTATATTTACCAATCCAGCCGTTATCGTACGAACTACCTGTGTTGCGACTGGCCCCCGCTTGGATTAAATCGGTCCCAGATACCGCTGAACAAAGAGGTCTATGCCCACCGCCACTAGCTTCCTCTATTATTTGCCAAACCACGGTTCCAGATGCGTTTATTTTTAATAAGATGGTATGTATTTTTCCGTTGCTGTCGTTGTTGTAGACTGTGTTGTAAAAAAACTCGCCTTCAGAAACTATACCAAATGGATCAGTGTCCAGAATACCGCTTGGGTTTTCGTCCAATTGTAAACTTTGTGTAACCTCTCCGCTTGGGTTCAGCATGGTTAGTAAAACCCGAGTGTTGTTATTCGCAGAAAGTCTATTTTGAGCCGCAATAATACCATTGCTGTTTTCAACTATGCCCTGCCTATACAGCTCAAGGGGATATATTTGCCAACTTCCACTGTTGCTATATGTAGTGCTTGTAAAGTAAGCCTCGCCGCCAGAACCCGCAGCGCCAAGCATTGAAAGTTTACTAATCACACTCATGCTAATGCAGCCCCAGCTTGGAAGCCGTACCATGTAGTACCGCCATCGTGAGTGATAAACACAAGCACGTTAGTCTCACCAGAGGCGGGTGCGTCAGGTGCAGTACCGCCAGCCCAATCAACAGAGCCAGGCCATGTCAATGTATGTGTGCCGCCAGCCGTGACCTTGAGTGTGAAGCCATAAGCAGTGCCGCTTGCGGGCGGGTTGGTAAATGTGAATGTGGTATTGCCTGACGTGCTGAGAGAGAACACGTTGCCACTCTCGCAGTTGACCGCTGGTGATGTGCCAGACAAGGCCGCGTATGTCTCGTTGTAGCTATCAACCAATAACTCGCCCGTAATGTCTACGTCACCAGTGTAGGTTGCTCCGACTTTTGCGTTAAGCTGCGTTTGAATTGCAGACGTTACACCGTCTAAATAGCCAATCTCTACGTCGGACACGTTTGCCACGACCGCTTGCTTTGCGTTTAGCTGGGTCTGAATTGCGCTAGTCACGCCATCAACATAGCCGATTTCGGTTGCCGTCAAAGATGCCGGAATACCGTCTAACACGTTTAACTCTGCTGTCGTAACAGTCGCGCCGTCAAGAATTTCAAACTCGGTATTTGTTACGCCGCCGAGAAGCGTGTCTAGCGCACTCCAGTTTGCGTTGAGCTTGGTTCCCCAAGTATCCTCGGATGCGCCGACTTCCGGCTGGACCCAGCCATAGTTTGTTGTAGTTCCATCAGCCATTACGCGGCCCTCTCTAAGTAATCTGCCTCTGTCCAGCTTGTTGTCGGCTCTGCTGCCTCAAGCCACTTGTAACGAGCTGAAACGCTTTGCACAATGTCAAACCTATCCGCAGCCGCCATTAGTCTGACACGGTTATACACTATATCCGTGGATATTGAAACAGTTGGGGTTGCAGCCCCGACAACATCAATAACCGCGTTTGATGTTGTGGTAATAGCGATAGTTGTAGCCGCCGAAACATTCCGCGTGACTTGCGCAGAAGCCGTTGCGCTGACGCCAATCGCCGTTGCAGCTGCACCTTCCTCGATGCTGATATTCTTGCCGTACAGATACGACCCAAAGGTGTTAAGCCCGTATCCGGGCCGGAAGCCGGGGATGACTTCGTATTTAATTGCAGACACGCTGGCGATGCCGCCAAGGCTAATGTCTGCCGCTGCATCTGCAACGCGGATGGCAGTCGGCTGGGAGGAGCTGACAGCTATGGACGCGGATGCGGATGCAATAACAACAGTTACAGCGCTCGCTGCGGCGGACACTCCGATAGACGCGGAAGCCGCAGCCTGCGTTGTCTCAGGCTCGCCGTATAGCCCGGAGTTAAAAACTCCCGAGCTATATGTGGAGCGCAGCGCCATTAGCTGGCCGTGATGTCAAGGTCGCCAGTCGGGATGCGAAATACATCGCCGTCGTTGATCGCCTTGGCAGTTGTGAGCGCAGAGTGGATTATCATGTTTCCGCCAGATGATGCGTCCATGACGCCAATCCATCCGATTGTACCCCAATTGCCTCCAGTGGCCGCAGGGAACTCAACTCCGGCAGTATTAGAGGCGACATCGTTTGTGACGGAGAATGTCACTGCTGTTCGCGCGTAGCCGTTGCCAGCTACTTCAGTGCCAGCGGCGCCAGTATCAGTCGGGTCGGAAGTGAACAGGCCAATGTACCAATTCGTCGGACGGGTCACGCTGCCTGTGGTGAGTAAGTATTCGAGCGTGTGCGTCTCGAAAGCGTTAGTGAGTGACATGGATTTCTCCTGTTAGATATATCTGGCGCAATCATACACCAATATTGTTTTAATAGCCAGACGTCCGCATTCGGAGGCCAGAGCCGGCGGATCTTGTTTCGTCGGACGACTTTTGGAGCGACTGTATCGCGTTTGAGTAGAGGGACGCCCACACTTGCGTCCGAACGTCATCGTTCAGATACGGGGCAGACTGCACAAGCGCGCCATACAGATAAACATCTGGCGCGTCCTGCAACAGCCAGTTGTATGAGTTAGTGGCGCTCAGCGCCGGCGTCTTGCCGAAATACATCAGCTGCATCTGGTACTCGGTGTCTGGCGTTGGGAACACCTCGATCTCGTGTCCGACATTGGCGTAGAGGCGAGGGCGGCCGCTCTGGTCGTTGTTCTGCTGGCGCAGCTGGGCCAAGTCGTCGATTGACGTTGCCTCGATGCGGAACGTGTTGCCAGACGTGATTGTGAAGCGCATTGTTTGCACCCAGTCTTCCGGCACTTGCACATAGCGGCTGTCTAGCGTGGCGTCGGCGCGCTGCACCATCTTATAGTGCCGCAGGTCACGGTCGATGCTGCTCTCGGCCAGCGAAATAAAATCCGGTATGACCGCCGTCAGGTCGTCTCTGTTTAGCCAGTTGGCAATAGATGCCTTGAGCTCGTCATACGTTGTGATCGCCATTACAGTGTACCTTCTCGCGTGCGAAACGCCTGATTTTCCGACTGGTTGAGCCACTTGCGCAGCGCCTTGGGATCGTCAGCGATCCCCTGCCTCTTCAGCTCATAATACACGGAAAGCGGGATGGAGGCCACCTTGGCATGTTCTCCGAATTTTCCCGACACGTCGTTGTACGAGCGCTTGTTTGCTTCGATGATTTTTGTGCTGTCCTGCACGGTCTCAATGACATATTCGCCATTGTTTTTGACGTGCCAAAATTTCGTAATCCCTGTCGCCTCGTCGCGGCTAAAAAGTCTTTTCATCTTACCCTCCAGAGTAATGGGGCGACCGAAGCCGCCCCACCATATTTACGATACGTTCAAGTCAGCGATCAGGCCGTGAGCCTTTTCGTTGGATACCTTGAGGCCGGTTTCGCAGATGAGCATTTTCTTCTCAGCGTCGCCTGTTTTGGCAAGATCCACGGCTTGGATCGGACGCAGAGTTGCGACTGACGCGTACTCAGTGTCGAGGCACCATGCGTCCCGTTCCCGAGAAAACCTATTAGGAACAACGGTTAAGGCGCCAAAATCTGACAGATAAACGTCAGCTGCACCGATGATGGTTGTTGGGCCATCAGATGGTGCTTGGTAGCGCTGAGCCGCAATACCAGCAAAGCCGGACACGACTGTTTTGTTGTACGGGCCAACCATCAGCATGGATGGGTTGCCGCCGGATGTGTACGCCTGCTGCATCACGTCTTTGAGCATGGCTTCTGTGAAGTCACGCTGCGTGCCGTCGTTACGGGCGTCGGAGCCGTCTGCCGCAGTCGGGTTAGTACCGTCTCCAGCTTTGTTGACGTTGGTTGCAACCCACGCACCCAAGCCAGCAGTTACGCGACCAGCGGAAGCTGAACCGGCGGAACGGGCTGTGTTGCCTGTGTAGATTGTTTCCAAATCGCGCTTTATCTCCTTGCCGCGCTTGGCGAGCTGATATGCAACTTCATCGTTGCGGCCAGCCAAGTCTTGGAAGCCGAGGTTGTCAGCAATAATCATGCTGCGACGACGGATCTGTGTGTAGTTACCCACGCGGACGGTGGCGGTAGTGGCGTCAAACGATGCAACATCGTCTCCGTCTATAACTGGCGAGACGTCAACAGACGACAAATCATCCAATTGCCACTCAAAAAATGTGTTAGACACATTTTCGGAACCGACGTTGGATGTGAAGGGTGTCTCCTCGGGGGCTATGTTACTGATAACATTGGCTAATTCTTCTCGGATACCCTTGGCGTCAAAAGACGTAAAGGTGTTTGCAATGATAGTCATAGTTTCTGCTCCTATAGCAAGGCTTTGATTGCGGCCGCGGCGTCGTTGACGCGACCAGTTTTTCGTGCGCGGTTCTGCGCTTCCTGTGCTGCTGAGGTGCGTTTAGGCTGTGACGCTCTGGAACCCGATTTCAATGTCTTGGCGCGCGACTTCTTAGGTTTAGCTTTAACCTCGTTTGCCCGCGTTTCTCCACGATCATATAACATCGCTTTCCTCGCTAATTTCACAAGCGTTGCATTTGACATCCCGCTAACGTCCTGCTCGCTGAAACCTTCGCCGAGTAGGAAGTCCCGGATCTGGGTTGCTTCCGTGGCTGCGACTTTGCTGTCACGCCACTCGGGTATGATGTCAGGCAAGATATGACGCTGCTGCTCCAAATACGATTGCTGCATCTGCTCTTGCTTCTGCGCTGCAATCTGTTGCATTCTTTGCTGCTCAGCTTGGACGGCCTGAAGTTGCGCGGTGCGCCCCTCCTGCTCCTTCCTCCACTGACGTTCCGCCTTAGCTGCCATTACGGGGTCTGTGTCATACAGAGTGTCCCAGTCCGGCTCCTGTTCCGCTGCCTGTTGGATGCGCTCCGCCATTGCCGGCAGTAG